CAAGAATGGTGGCGTTGTCTACTGGACTCCGAAACTCAGCCTCGTCAAGGAAGTGTCCATCTCGGATGCTGACAAGGAACTCATCAAGCAGTTTGCAGAAACTGTTAAAGGCCACAACGATTCTGTTATGCAGGAGTATCGTGAGGCTGCCAAGATGAGCATGAGCGATGATGACATCGACCTCTCACAGAGGTTCGCAAGCTAGGATGTTACAGCTTCTGGAAGTTCAGGACTTCCTGCAAAAGGCGGGGCGGGGGGAGATAGACTCCTCCCGTCTCGACTCTCTTGTGGAGCAGTTCGGTGAGGATTGCAAGACGGCTATCCGTAAGCAGATGACAAGGCGTTCGGGCTACAACCTTCGGATGTCCGGTCTCGGTCGCCCGTTGTGCCAGCAACAATTAGAAAAGAAAGGAATGCAGCAGGATGTCGCCTATAACGATATTGTGCGTTTTCTTATTGGTGATTTAGTCGAGGCTTTTGCTGTCTTCACGATGAAGGCTGCTGGCTTGAACGTCGTTTCGGAACAGGACAAGTGTTCTCTTGAGGTTGCCGGGACGACTGTCAATGGCACACTCGATATCATACTCGAAGAGAATGGTGTTGAGAAAGTTTGGGATATCAAATCTACAAGTCCGTGGTCCTTCGACAACAAGTTCTCAGGGCGGGGTGGCTACGACGCCATCAAGGAGGACGACCCATTCGGTTACATCATGCAGGGCTACCTCTATGCTGAGTCGAAGGGAATGCCGTTCGGAGGGTGGATTGCCATCAACAAGTCGAGCGGGGAATGGGACTTTGTAGAGGCTCCTGACGACCAGACAGAAGACCGGGAAGCTTACTTGAAAGAAGCAGCCCGCCGTGTCGAGGCCATCCTCAACGATGAGAAGTTCAAGGTACCTTTCACATCTGTCCCTGAGATGTATACGGAGAAGGGCGTCAAGTACGAGACCGGCAACCGGCTCATGCCAAAGACCTGCACCTTCTGTTCGTTCAAGGAACACTGCTGGAAGAGTGCAGAGTATCATCCGAAAGTCACGTCCAAGGCAAAGTCGAAGCCGATGGCGTGGTACACGAAGTTGGTGAAAAGGGAACTATGATATGCCTATCCTTTACACCGACCGCTACGAACTCAAGCTGCTGGAGTTAAATCCACAACTCCGGCACGTGTTCGTGGATTCTCACGAGAGCAAGGGCGGCGAACCCGCTCTGGTCAAGATACGGAACAATGACCGCTCCTTGCCTCTCACCCTGCGTAACAACTACTCCGAATCTGGTTACTTGGTTTCTGATACGGAAGCCAGAGATATCGTGCGTATTGAAGAGGAGATACAGCAATTAAGTCACGCGCTAAGAATGGGGGCAACAGTGTGTCTCCCGACAATCCACGTGAACGAGGAATTATCTCGTCTAAAAAAGTATACCCCAAAAGTCGAACAGTATCTGTTAAAAAGGCTGGGAATGATGAAGCAAGCATTTCCTCTGCAAGACTTATGAGAAGTATCCGCTTCCGTTCACAATTCGAATCCAACATTGCCCGACTCTTGATTGAAAAGGGTATCGCATTCGAATATGAAAAGACGAAGGTAACCTACGTTCCCAAGCCGCGAACCTACACTCCGGACTTCTACTTCCCGGAGACGGACGTGTACGTAGAAACAAAAGGCCACCTCGACAAAGGTGACCGTGTGAAGATGCTTCTCGTAAAGGAACAAAATCCGGAACTCGATATCCGGTTTGTTTTCCTCCGGGCGTCGAATAAGATTTACAAAGGGTCCAAGACTACGTATGCTGACTGGGCTACGAAGCACGGGTTCCGCTGGGCCGAGGGTTCCATTCCAGATGATTGGTGTAAGAAATGACAGACAGTTTTGACATTGAATCCGAAATAGAAAAGATGTCTCTTTTGGAAGGGCGGTATTACATCATATTGCGGCCTACCGGAAATGAGAACTTTGCGCTTTCGGCGTACGCAACTGTAAACGAGGTAGAAGAGGGTGAATACTTCGATGCCGCTGCCGTTGCACAGGAGGGCTTGATAGCCGCCCTCACAGATAACTTGGACTTCATCTTCGACAAAGGCATCGAGGCTTTGAAGCACCGCGAACTCGCCGAGGCTATCAGCGACAGCGTAGATGCGGATTCGGACATCGGTCGTATCGCCCGTGCAGAGCAAGAGGGCAATGTCTTCCACGTAAAATTTGGAAAGAAACAATGATTCGTGAAAACTGGAATTTGAATAACTATCAGATGCAAGCCCGTAAGTTTGCCATCTATCCGGAGCATTCCAAGGTAACGTACCCGGCCCTCGGACTCGCTGGGGAAGCCGGGGAGGTTGCTGACAAGGTGAAGAAGATTATCCGGGATGGTCGGGATGACGCGCAGTTCAAAGGGGAGATTGCCAAGGAGATTGGTGACGTGCTTTGGTATTGTGCCACCCTCGCAGATGACTTGGGCTTCTCCCTGCAACAGGTTGCTGAGATGAACATTTACAAGTTGCAACAGCGCAAGTCTGCTGGTAACATCGTTGGCAGTGGTGACAACAGATGATAAGTCCTAATTCGATGAGACACGAGGCATACATGAAAATGAAGGCAACGGAAGAAGACGAAGAGAAGCTATTGAACGAGTTTTACGCGGAACGAGCCGACATGGTGAACAGTCCGCCGCACTACAATCAAGCAGGGATTGAGTGCATCGATGCTATCGAAGCTGCCACAGGTGACGGCTACGAGTATTACCTGCAAGGAAACATTATGAAGTACGTGTGGCGATACCGCTACAAGAACGGTGCAGAAGACCTAAAGAAAGCCCGCTGGTACTTGGACAAACTAATAGAGGAAACAACCAATGAATAATATGCTACCAACACCATACCAACAGTTTATCCACAAGTCGCGATATGCTCGTTGGCTCGATGACGAACAGCGCAGGGAGAACTGGGATGAGACTGTATCTCGATATGTTTCTTTTATGGCTGACCATGTGCGTGATAACCACGGCTATAAGCTTTCTGATTCACTGAGAAGTGAGGTCACGGACGGTATCATGTCGCTTGCGGTTATGCCGTCGATGCGGGCGATGATGACATCCGGACCCGCCCTAGCCCGTGACAACATCTGCGGCTACAACTGCTCGTACATCCCGGTGGACAGCCCTCGTTCGTTCGACGAGTGTATGTATATCCTGATGTGCGGAACGGGTGTGGGCTTTTCTGTGGAGCGTGAAAACGTGGACAAGCTTCCGGTTGTCAGCGATGCGATGCACGACTCGGACACCGTGATTAAAGTCGGAGACTCGAAGCCCGGATGGGCCAAGTCCCTGCGCGAACTCATCGGTCTTTTGTACGTTGGACAAATCCCTACGTGGGACTTGTCGGGGGTACGCGCGTCCGGTGAACGCCTCAAGACTATGGGTGGCCGTGCCTCCGGGCCGGGACCACTCGACGACCTGTTCAAGTTTACCGTTGCCCTGTTCAAGAAGGCACAGGGTCGCAAGCTATTTCCTATCGAGTGTCACGACCTGATGTGCAAGATTGGGGAGATTGTCGTGGTTGGCGGGGTCCGCCGCTCGGCCCTCATCTCACTCAGCAACCTGAATGATGACCAGATGGCACACGCCAAGTCCGGCATGTGGTGGGAACACGAGGGTCAACGTGCCCTTGCGAACAATTCGGTTGCGTACAAGGGTAAGCCAGAGATGGGTACCTTTATGCGCGAGTGGCTTTCCCTCTACGATTCCAAGTCGGGTGAGCGGGGTATCTTCAACCGTGAAGCGGCAGACAAGCAGGTTGCTCGGAACGACCGCCGGGAGGTTGGTCACATGTGGGGCACGAACCCCTGCTCCGAGATTATCCTGCGTCCGTATCAGTTTTGCAACCTGTCGGAGGTTGTCGTGCGCGAGTCCGATACCCTCGACTCCTTGAAGAAGAAGGTGCGCCTTGCAACCATCCTCGGAACTCTCCAGTCAACCCTGACTGACTTCAAATATTTGAGGAAGATATGGAAGACAAACACAGAAGAAGAACGCTTGTTGGGCGTATCCTTGACTGGTATCATGGACCATCCCGTGCTTTCAAAGCCCGTAGACTCCAAAAGATGGCTCGAAGAGATGCGGCAAGTAGCCGTAGACACGAACGAGGAGTTCGCGGAGAAGCTTGGTATTCCACAGTCGGCTGCCATCACCTGTGTAAAGCCGTCGGGTACTGTATCGCAACTGGTGGACGCTGCAAGCGGCATTCACGCTAGGCACAACGACTACTACATCCGCACGGTTCGTGGCGATAACAAAGACCCCCTGACACAGTTCCTCAAGGACCGGGGCGTCTACAACGAGGCGTGTGTGATGAAACCAGATTCAACCACGGTGTTCTCGTTCGCTATGAAATCTCCGGAGGGTGCGGTTACTCGCGACGACATGACAGCCGTCGAGCAACTCGAACTGTGGAAAGTTTACGCAATCCACTGGTGCGAACACAAACCATCCGTGACCATCACCGTGAAAGAACACGAGTGGATGGATGTGGGTTCGTGGGTGTTCGAAAACTTCGACGTTGCGTCGGGCGTATCGTTCCTTCCGCACTCGGACCACACGTATCAACAGGCTCCGTATCAGGACATCGAGGCGGATGACTACGCGGAGTGGCAACTTGCGTATGGCGGCTTGGAGATTGACTGGCAAGCCCTTTCGGAGTACGAGCGTGAAGATAACACGTCCGGCTCACGGGAGTTGGCGTGTACGGCTGGCGTGTGTGAGGTCGTGGACTTGAATGCAGCCTGACCACTGCAAAGGCTGTAAGCATCTCTGGACAGGCGGTACTAAGGGTAAGTGGTGCTGCCTGTTCGGGAGACTTGCAAAGAAGGCGGTCGGTCACTGTAAACTGAAAGGTGGTAAAGTCAACCATCCGGCAATCCCGGATAGTTCAACCAGAATGAACGGAGGAGAAAACAAATGAGTTATTGTAGATGGAGTACACCAATCCCTGAACTGACACCTGATGTGGATGTGTCCTTTGACAAGAT